ACCGAGGATATTGGCTACCTCGGGCAGGTTCGCAGAGTAAGCGCCTCGAACCTTTAGGGCCTCAATGATCTTGTTAATCCGCCCCGATACCCGGTCAAGCTCCTTGGCCTGCTGCTCGTACATCCGGTAGGGAGGCGTAGGGACGAGCGTGCGGGAGTTGTGCACGGCAAACACAGGACGCGGACACGGATAGAACCCGCGGAGTTTGAGCGGGTCCTCAACGACTAGACACGGCTGTTCCTTGTAGCAAGGCGCAATGAACAGCACTCTGCGCTGGTCACGGTCCCAAATCTCGTGGATTACAGTAGTTTTGAATATGCGCTTAGTCTCGTCCTTGTCCGCCTTCTTGACCGAGCCCTCGGTGTCGCTGAACTCGAGCAGGTCGGCTACTTCCTCGCCGAACTTCTCCGCAGCCATCTCGTAGGTGAAGTCGTGCTCACGAGATACCCAAGTGACGTCCTTCCAGCGCTTCCCAGGCCCGTGGCGGAACTTGTCCCACTGGACGTGCTCGTTCTCGAGGGTCTCGTCTGTGATGCGTTCTAGGGGCGCTGCTGCCTCTTGTGGAACCTGGGCGTTGGCATCCCCAGCCGTCGGAGCAGTCTGCGGGGCGAAGCTAGGCTCGTACTTCTTCCACGACACACCACGGCCAGCAATCAGCACGTCTAGCACTAGATCGTGCATCGAGGCGTCGAAGTCGTACTGGTCGAGCTGGTAGGAGCACTCGCGCTCGATCACTGTGGCAGCGGCCTTGCCTACAGGGTCCTTGTCGCGATACCGCCGGCGGACGTCAGGATTCGGAGTCGAGTTGTAGACCGCAGGCGCTAGGGTCTCTGTGTTCGACCACAGGATGTTGAAGCTGTTGGCCCTGCTCTCCTTGCCCTCGTACAGCTCCCAAATCCGTTTGGACTCCTTCAGCCAGTCAGCGTGGCTTTTATCGTAGATTTCGATTTCCGATAACCATCTTTTGACCACCCCTTGCGGGCGGCTTTCCACTTCGGCCGTGGTCTTGGCGTGGAACTCGCTAACGTCTGAGTCAGCCATCGCCTAGCCTCTTGCGCCGCCGACCGTCAATGATCTCGCGCACGCTCTGCTGTATCGGGAACTTGGGAGGTGGAGTGTGGGCCGCGTTGCGGACCCACGGCCGTGACGAGCACGCATACCTGACAGAGTCCCCAGCATGGTCCTCGCCGTCCGTATCCACGTCCTCGGGTCTCATCTCGTCATGCTGCAACGCAGGCAACGTCCTGATGGTTTCGGTACACGTCGAGAAGAAATATATCATAGGTGCGTCATCCCCTTTCAGTCTGTGACGCACTAAATCCCATCCGGATAGCGCTCCGCGTTGCGCTACTCGCTTATTGTCGGCTTGCTGAAAGTACGCCTTTCGACCCGCCATCCGTGAGGCAATCGACGGGCCGCCATTCACTGCAAAGGCGGAAGGGTCTAGCACCGACATGTCTATTTTCTCGTCCTGTGCCTCACGCAGTAGGATACCGTCCGCCACTTCCTCGGCCGTCAGCTTAAGCCCGACGTTCGGCTGTCCCTCCTGCATCCCGTACCACTCGCGATAGTTGATCATCGCTCCACGTGGAACCTCGGGTAACTCACCATCGCTCACAGCCCACCAGTTGACCGCAAACGGCTTAGCTGATCCCCAGTCCATCGAGCGGAAGCGTGTCCAGTGCTCTGGAATGGTGAACGGGGCTAACACATGGCTATCGGTCGAGAATTCGGGGAAGAACGCACCAACGACCACGCTCCAGTCGCCATCCTCGTAAGCCTTCACAAGCTGTGGCGAGCCCATGCCCCTAAGCCTTGATCGATACTTCGGGTCGTCATCGGCCATGCTGGGATTGTCTGAGAGCTTGGCCGGTATGTACTGGCGAACCATCCCCCCCTCGGTATCGCCCATAGCGCGCATCAGCATCCTCACCGATGGCTGGTGAGGCTGGAACGCCTCCTTGACCCAATGATGGCCAACGCCGCCTGGGTTAGAGCCGCACAGAATGCGAGGAAACGTGCCGCGGTATTTGTCTGGCAAGTTCAACCCCACGGCCCTGACCCTGGACCGAAGAAAGCGGTAGATGACGTCCGTAAACGTCGTGAGCTCGTCGATGAGCAAAACGTGGATTTCGGCACCAAGGTACTTATAGCGGTCCTTCTCGTCCTTGCAGTGACAGAGGTAGATTTTCGAGCCGTTCCAGAAGCGAATCTCGTCCTCAAGGATCACGCAGAGCCCTGCGTTAATCCATGGCGCCAGCATGGCCCTCAAGCCCTTTGGGCCTTCGATATGGTTCTTAACCAAATCCTCGCTGATGCGGCGGAACAGATAGACCTGCAGCCCTGGTATCTCGGCACACCAGGCGATCGCAGCAACCCTCATTAAATGGCTTTTACCGCCAGCTACCCTCCAGCCGCGCCGCCATACAGGATCTCTGTGGCGTGCGACTGGAAGGCTGCTCCTTGTCGTGAGTGTAAGGGGATGTCTATAGCGACCTCGGTCAAGCGCGCTTTCTCCTGTTGAGTTGCTGCTAGAGGTTCTTAACCGGCCTGCTCATCTGGCTGGCTGATAGCGATGTTGATGACCGGGGTTACAAGCGGCTGGCCGTCCTTGCCGCTGATATGGCTCTCTACCGGGATGAGCTTAGCGTAAAGCTTGTAGAACTCGGTCAGATTGTCTTGTGCCCACTTCGCCATTTCGGATGTTCCACCGATGCGAGTGAACACAGCAATGATGTTTTCCTTCGCCTGGGCTGGGTACTTGTTAGGGCTGCCCTTACGAGTGCCCCGATTTTCCGGTAATTTGCGCATCAAGTGGTTGATGTTACAGCAAATGGGCGAGGATCAGAGCAATAGCCTCTTCATCCTCACGTTCTCGTAGTTCCTCTAGCTCACGATACAGCAAACGAAGAGCAATTTCAGCCTCGGTTCCGAGACTTGCGAGGCTTTCGAGCCGTGCTTCGATCAGCTTGAGCTTAGCCGCGGTGTACGTTTCGAGCGATTCGTCACGCTGAACGATAGGTGCAAGGATCGCTTCTGCTTGTGGCGCTAGTTCCTCAATGCCTTGTAGCTGGCGATAGATGCGCCGAATGTCGGCCAGTAACCGCTGTTCCTCGGTGATCTTGAGTTGCGCGCGCTTCTTGTCGTGGCCCTTGTGTGGGCTCTTGCGCCTGATCTTGTCGTCACCGCCTAGCCTAGGCTCTTCTGCCACGACTGGCGTTGGCGGGTAGGTCAGTTGCTGGTCTTGTGGTTGTAGTCTCCTGACCTGTGAGGTTCTGAATACAACAGCCGCTCTGTAGGCCGCTTCTGGCTGCTCTGGCGTAGAAGGTGTCTGCGGATAGGTGATCTGCGGCGCTTGCTCCTGGAGCTTCCTAGCGCGCGTGATCCTATTAGCTACAGGTGATCTGAAAGCCGCCTCGGGTATCGGAGGTGTAACCGGGAACAACAGCTGCGGGTCTGCTGGCTGTAGCCTCCTCTCAGTCGCTCGTCTGAAGTGATAGCCGGTTGGCGAGAAGTTGAAAGCAGAAGGCTCAGGGTGAGCCTCGACCAATAGCCCACCAGTTTGGATGATTCCGGGTCTGCCCTTACGGCGCTTATTGGTAACTAGAGTCACCGCCGCCATCGTGATTGGCGGGGTGGGTGGGTAAGTGATCTGCGGGGCCTGTGGCTGTAAGGTCCGCTTGATATCCCTCCTGAAGTGGTAGCCAGTGGGCGAGAAATTGAGCAGAGACGGTTCGGGATGTGCCTCTACCAGCTGTCCGCCAGTCTGGAATATGCCCGGCCGTGACTTGCGGCGTTTCTGGGTAACGAGCGTGACCGCGGTAATCTCGACCGTAGTCACAACCGGCGTGGCCGGATAGACGTTGAGCTCCGGTAGGCTCTGCAGCTTCCTGGCTTGGCCTGCCCTGTTCGTCGCCAGTCCATCCCATGACGGGAATGGCACATCCGGAGGTGGCGTGGCCGGGTAGTAGTCGAGCTCTAGAACCTGCCTGAGTGTTCTAGTCGTCTCTCGACGTCGATGGAACCCAACCGGCTCGAAGGCCGGAAGTATCTGCGTGGCTGGTGAGAGGTCAGGATGCCCGAGCTTTTGCAGCTTGCGCGAACGCTTGATGCGGTTGGTTTTGGGCGCGAGCCAGGCTGCGTATGAAGGCGTCTCAGGGTAAACGTTGTGC